CCTCGGCGTGCAACATCGCCCTCAAAAAGTTCTGGAATCGCACTCAGGAAGTGAAATGACCAAAAAATGTCCGGTCTGCAAAACAAAGTTCGATGGGAACGCGAAAAAAAAGTATTGCGGGCCGAAGTGCAAGAAAAAATATGAGAACTCACTCAGGAGCGCCCCAAAAGAGAAGGCGAAGCCGCAGGCGAAAAGCATTCCTCCTCCGCCCTCACCGGCAATCAACCGCCCTCAAGGCCTCAACCAGGCGGCGGCTGCCTATTGGGACAAGGTGGCGCCTACCGTTATCGCCAGGGGCCACCTGAACGTGCTTTCCGAGGATTCCTTCGCTGAACTGTGCGACCTTCATTCGAGGCTGGCGGACATAAACACCATGATCAACATGGGAACTGTCCAAAAGTGTAGTGGGTGCGGATCGGAGATTGCAATCCCCGGGAACCGTTCGTTGCTTCAGATCGACGACAAGTGGTCAGCGAACGACAACAGCGAAACAAGAACCTTCAAAGAGTCCGCGCTGTCCGATCTGAAGCGCAAGTATTCGAAGCAATACCTTGATTATTGCAAGCAGTTTTACCTAACCCCCATGTCAAATCGTGGGAACTTCGGGCTGGATGATGCAGACGGAAAAGAAGACGAAGCCAAGACGGGAAAAGAGCGGTTCTTCTAAGCACAACGACCGGGCCACGGCATATGCCATCGATGTAGACTCTGGCCGGGCGGTTGCTGGTCCCTATGTCCGGGGAGCTTGCAAGCGGCACATGGATGACCTCAAGACCGCTACAGATCGAGGCTTTTATTACAACGAGGAAGAGGCAGAGGAGGCTATCGCCTTCTTTGAGGAGGTCCTTTGTTTGAACGGTGGGCAGTTCGAGGGCCTTCCATTCCTTTTGGCTCCATGGCAAGCCTTTGTCGTCGGATCAATCTTCGGGTGGAAGCGGATCTCCGACGACTCCCGCCGGTTTCAGTTAGTATACATTGAAACGGCAAAAGGTTCCGGAAAATCGCCACTTGCCGCCGGAATCTGCATCAAGGGCCTAGTCGCGGATGGCGAACCAAGGGCAGAAATATACGCTGCAGCGACCCTTAAAGACCAGGCAATGGTGCTGTTCCGTGATGCCGTCGCCTTCTATTATCAATCTCCCCAATTACGAAAGCGCCTCGTTGCTACCGGGGGCGAGGGGAAGGAGTGGAGGCTATATCACCCGGAAAGCAAATCGTTTTTCCAGATCATTTCCTCAGATAAAAAGAAGTCCGGGCCAAGGCCACACATGTATGCTGCAGATGAAGAACATGAAATGGCTGATGGAACAATAATCGGATTGCTAGAAAAGGGATTCAAGTTTCGACGGCAACCGCTCGGAATAGAGATCACAAACTCGGGACACGACAAGACCTCGTTTTGTTGGGAACGGCACGAAATGGGGCGCAAGGTTGCTACCGGGATGGAGGATAACGACGCCGTTTTTGCTTATATATGCGCCGTTGACGAAGAAGACCTCAAGGATGACGCATATCTATATGACGAATCTGTATGGGCGAAGGTGAACCCGTCGCTCGATTCTGCTGGAATCCCTGGTTATGGCTATATCCGAAAACAGGTAAAGGATGCGGGGGGGATGCCATCCCAATTGGCAAGCGTTAAGCGATTGAATTTCTGCGTCTGGACAGAGGCCGACAATCCCTGGATATCGGCGGAGGCCTGGAACCGGTGCCGGGACACCGAATTCGACCGGGAGCGCCTCGTGGGCCGGAAATGCACAGCCGGTCTCGACTTGTCGGCGACAACGGACTTGACGTCCCTGGATTTCATCTTTGAGCCGACCGAAGACGATCCCTTCAAGCGCCTCCTGTCGTTCTTCTGGATCCCGGGCGAGGGGATCCGCCAGCGTTCCGAGACAGACCACGTGCCCTATGACGTCTGGGTAAAGCAGGGGCGCGTCTTTACCTCTCCCGGCCGCACCATCAGCAAAACCCAGGTCGTCAAATTCCTTCATGAGTGTTCGCAGCTATACGACATTCAGGGCGTGGCCTATGACCGCAGCCGAATGCCGGACCTCATTGAATTTGCGGAAAAGGAGGGCATCGATCTGGCCATAGGAAAATGGGACAAAGAGAAGCGGAAGTGGAATTTCGACAGCCCCACGGGCATCAAGATGATGCCTTTCGGCCAGGAAGCGCGGAGCATGGCCCCGGCGATAGACAAGTTTGAAGTGTTTCTGATCAACGAAGAGATCCGGCATGACGGCAACCCGGCGCAGACCTGGTGCATGGCGAATGCTGTGGTGAAGGACGATAACGACGAAGGCTACCGGAAGATTTCAAAGAGGAAGTCGACCGGCCGCGTAGACGGCGCGATCACGGCCGTCATGGCGGCGGGGATACTGGAGAGCACGGCGGAAGAAGGATCTGTTTTTGACGGCCTAACCAAGGAACAAATGATTGCGAGGATGACGGGAAAATGACGACCCTTCCAGACAAAGCGAACCTCCGCCCTTCCGAAGTCGCCCGCTATTTCGACGTGACCCGCAAGACCGTCTATAGGTGGATCCGGGAAGGCAAAATTGAGGCGATAAAGGTCGGTGGCGTCCTCCGGATCCCCCGGGCAGCCGTCAAATTGCCCCCGGAAATCGCCCAAAACTGAAAAAACTGTAACCGTAGTACCCTCCTGTACCTAGACAGCAAATCTTTTTATCTGCCATAATATCCCCAACAGTATCAACCGATTTCACGTTTTTCTTCTCATGAGAACGGTATGCGGTGAAGATTATTGACAAAATCAAAGAATCGGCCCGCTCCATGCTGTCCTGGCTGAAGTCCGCCCTGGACATCAGGGATTTTTTGCTCTTCGGGGGGCTCGTGCTCTTGGGCTACGGCCTGTGGCTCTATGCGCCGTGGCTCGGATTCGCGGTCCCTGGGGCGATTCTGACGGCCTTTGGGGTCTTCATCTGGATTCTCGGGCTGTTTGTCCGGAGGCCGACGTAATGGGCATTCTTTCGGCGGTGGAGAAACGCATGGCGACGACGGCACTTGCCGACAAGTGGTATCAGCCCGGCGGCTTCTTCTATGGCGGCGCGGGCATCAAAACGAAGTCCGGAGCCACTGTTTCTGAGCTTTCCGCCATGCAGCTTTCCGTCGTCTGGTGCTGCATCAAGATCATTGCCGAGGACACCGCGAGCCTCCCCCTGCACCTATACCGCCGACTTCCGAACGGGGGAAAAGAGCGGGCCGTCAATCATCCGCTTTATCGTCTCTCGCATCTACAGCCCAATCCAGAGATGGGCTCAATGTCATTCCGTGAAACCTACGCGGCGCACTTGCTGGCATGGGGGAACGCTTACGCCGAGAAGGTCTATGGCAAGGGATTTATCGGACGCAATACCATTGAGGCCCTGCATCCCATCACCCCAAACCGTGTGACCCCGAAGCGAAACGAGAAAAAACAGATCGTTTACAAAGTCAGCATGGCCGGGACGGGGATGCAGGACGTTGTTCTTCCGAAGGCCCAGGTCCTACACACCCCGGGACTGAGCTTCGATGGCCTGGTCGGATACTCGCCTATTGCATATGCGCGCCAGGCAATCGGTCTCGGGCTCACGCTGGAGGAATTCGGGTCCACGTATTTCCAGAACGGGATCCGGCCCTCGTTCGTCGTCAGCGTCAAAGGGCAGATGAAGGATCCGAAGACCAGGCGCGAGGCCCTTGAGGAGAGCTATGCGGGGCTCGGGAACGCTCACCGCATTCTGCTCCTGGAGGAGGCCGAAAAGGTTGAAAGGCTCGGCATCCCGAACGACGAGGCGCAGTTTCTGGAGACCAGGAAATTCCAGAACATCGATATCGGCAGCCGGATCTACAGACTACCGCCTCAGATGTATGGGGAATTCGAGAAGGCCGCAGCCTATGCGAGCTCCGAACAGTTCGCCATGGACTATCTCACAAAGGCCCTGCGGGCTTGGCTTGTGCGCCTGGAACAGTCCTACACAATCAACCTCCTGACCCCCGAAGAGCAGCTGGAATACTTTTTCGAGCATCTCGTGGATGGGCTACTCCGCGGAGACATCGAATCCCGATATAACGCCTATGCTGTGGCCCGTGATCATGGGTGGATGAACGCCGACGAGATCCGGGAACTGGAGAACATGAACCCCATGCCGGACGGACAGGGCAAGATTTACCTCGTGCCGCTAAACATGGTGCCGGCGGATCAGGCCGGGAAGGAAGCCGCCCCCGACAACCGCTCAACCTACCGCCAGCGCCTCGAAAAGGCTTACTCCCGTCTCTTCGCCTCTGCCCTGGGCCGTTGCACCCGCAAAGAGGCACAGCGGATCACAGCCATCAGGAAGAACGGCAACGACTTTGATGAATTCTACCGGGATTTCCCGGAATACGTCCAAAAGCAGGCCCTTCCCGCCTTTTTGAGCTTCGCGGAGGCCCTTTTTGCCATGGAAACCGACCTCCGGGGGCTCAAAAACAGTGATTTCCAGGCCGAAACAGAGCGTTTTTGTAGTGTTTTCTGCCGTGATTTTGCCCAGGAATTCGCCGAATCGGGCCGAAAACTGGCCCCCGGGGAAGGCGATTTTCAGGAACGGGACGCCGCGGCCTTCGCCACAGAGCAGGTCCGGGCCATCGGAGACGCCTATTTGCAGCATATCGCGGCGCTGTTGGGAGGCTGAAACCATGAAAAAGCAATACGAGCGGGCCGTCAAAGCGCCTTACGAGACCAGAACGGACCGGAAAGACCAGGGGAAAGACGATGAACGGAAAAAAAGAGAAGAGAAAAGCCGCTGAAGTCCGGGCGATCACCGACGAAAACGGTGGACTGCGGAAGATCGTCGGATATGCCGCCGTCTTCGGGAAGGATTCCGAAGATATGGGCTTCATCGAGACCGTGAGGGCCGGAGCGTTCCGGAAAGCGATCCAGAAGTCCGACGCCCGGGCTCTTTTCAACCATGACACCGACACCCTTCCCCTGGGGCGGCAGAGCGCGAAAACCCTGGTGCTCCGGGAAGACGAAATCGGTCTCTATTACGAGATCACGCCCCCGGATACGCAGATTGCCCGGGACCTGATGACGAGCATCGACCGCGGGGACATCAAGGAATCGTCCTACGGCTTTACGGTGGCCGTCGATCAATGGGATTTTTCGGACCCCAAGGTCACGCGACGGGAAATCATAGAGATCGAGGAAATCTGGGATGTGTCCCCGGTCGTCTTCGCGGCGTTTAATGACACGTCGGTAGCCCTCCGGAAGATGGAGGAAAAGCGGAAAACCTCCGGCCCCTTGGCCGGTGACGGCGGCACCCCCGATCCCTTGATCGGCCTGGGCCACCTTGCGGCAGAGGAAGAAGAACTGAAACTCAAAATTCACGAATAGCGGAGGGAAACAACATGAATCCTTACCAGAAACGAATGAAAGCGGCCCTCGACAAGATGGAGGAGATCCGCAAGAAGGCCGAAACCGAAAACCGGGCCATGACCGAGGAGGAAATCCAGGCCAGGGCGGCCGCGAAGACGGACTTCGACGCCGCGGAAAAGGAATGGAAGTCCGTCCAGGACGAAGAGGAAATGCGGGCGAAGGCCTTCGGCGACGGCACCGCGACCCCCCTTACCCTTCCCGGCGCAGGCCCCATCACCGTGGAGGATCAGCCGATCTACCGCGGGTCGCCGGCAACGGCGCTGGGGATGCAACTGCTGGACATCCGGACCATGAGCCAGCCCAGCAACTTCGAGGCGCAGGAGGTCCGCGAGGCCCGGGGCCGCCTGGAGAAAACCCAGAAGCGGAATCAGGTTCTGCTCGCCAAGCAGGCCGAAAAGGAAGGCCGGGCCGCGGCAACGGGCGGATTTACCGTCGCCGTTCCCACGGAAGGCGGGTTCTTCCTGCAGGGGGAAACGTCCATCGAACTCATGACCATGGGCTTCAACAACTCCGAAGTCCTTTCCCGGTGCTCCCCCCGCACCCTGGGAGCGGGTTCGCAGTTCGTGGAGATCATCGGGATTGACGAGGAGAGCCGGGCGACGGGAAGTCGCGGCGGCGGCGTCCGGGTCTATACGAACAAGGAGCTCGGCGAGTTCACGGCCAGCAAGACGAAGTTCAAAAAAATCCGGATCGAGCCCTCGAAGCTGACGGGGCTCTACTATGCCAGTGGGGAAATGATCCGCAACGTGACGTTCCTTGGGCAGGAAATGCGCCAGTTGTTCGGCGAGGAGTTCGCATTCAAGTGCCAGGATCTCGTGATTC